GAGATTGATGCTGGTTCTGCCAATACTTTACTTTGCTTACAACCAATCTTGGAAGGTAAGCCATACTATTTCAAACTGAAGAATGAGATGATTGTTCCTAAGCAAGGATTCAATGTCATCGCAACAGCGAACACCAAAGGTAAGGGATCAGACGATGGTCGTTACATTGGTACAAATGTTCTCAATGAGGCATTCTTGGAGCGTTTCGCTGTAACATTCGAGCAAGATTATCCTGCTGCTCGTTATGAAACTAAGATTATGGAGAATCTCATGAAAGCATATGATTGCTATGATGAGACATTCGCTACAAATATCGTGAAGTGGGCTGAAGCAATTCGTCGTACTTTCGATGATGGTGGTGTGGACGAAACTATTACGACTCGTCGTATTGGTCATATCGTCCGTGCTTACTCTGTGTTCGGTGACCAAAAGAAAGCGATCGAACTTTGTGTCAATCGTTTCGATACAGCCACTAAACTAGCCTTCCTCGACTTGTTCGATAAGGTTGCAGGTGGTGAACTAGAAGAGCCAGAAACACCTGAAAATGTTGAAATTCAGCAAAATTCTGACAGTGAGGTTCCCTTTTAATAGGGGATCCGCTGTAAAGTGTTGATTTTACAGGGTAATTTATTTGCAAAAAGATCCATTTTTTTGTTGACATTTGCAAATATTTGTTGTAGAATATACCTACTAAACGTGAAAGAAGGAGTTATATTATGAAAAAGTTTGATCAATTAACCGCATCTCAGAAGAAGTTTGTTGTAGCTGTTATCGAGAGCAATCCTCAGTATAAGACTGATCCTGTGATTACTCTGAAAGAGTGTGCTGCAATCTACTATGAAGAGAAAGCGAAACGTGAAGGCAAGAAGGGTGAAAAAATCGGATACCCTAACTGGTTATTCAACGCTAACAAAATCGAGCGTGGTAAGTATCAGTTGCCTGTTCCTACTGAATCACAACTCTCTCAGTTTGCTCAAGAAATGACTGTAAAGACAAATCCTGTCCGTGCAGCGAAAGCGAAAGTTATTTCTCTTAGCAAAACTGCTGTAGAGTCCGATATTGAACTGGACGCTGAAGAGTCTAAACTACAAAAGATTATCGATGATTCTCTTGAGTATGAAGATTATGATGCAGCGTCTGACTTCAACGACATCTGCCGTGAAGCAGGTATCGACATTGGTGGCGATCGTAACGATTACTACTAAGTCGGTCTTAAATCCAACTCTAAGTTTTTTGAGCCATCACTTAGAGTTGGATTCTTTTTATTATGATGGCGATATTATGGAGAGTGTAAATGAGCAATACAGCTAAACTACTTGGTGCGTTTGAGCAAGGTAAAGAATTTACTGCAAAGCAAATCAGTGCTTCGTTCAAACTTAAGAACCCAGCTGAAGCAGTCCGTACATTGCGTAATCAAGGTTATGCAATTTACTCTAACGAGAAGACTTTGTCTAATGGGACAAAGGCAGTGAAATACCGTCTTGGTATTCCATCTCGTCGTATGGTTGCAGCTGCAGCAATGGCTGAAGGTGCATCTGTTTTCTCACGATAACAGTAACCAATTGAGTGGGGGATTCGTCCCCCACTTTTCTACTCTCTTGTTATGGATGTTATATGAAAAAGATTGACTACAAATACAGTGAAGATCGTTTGATCAAAGAATTACAAGAGTATGTGGATGCCACCTATGGTGAACACTACTCTCAAAACAAATTCCAAACTACCGAATTCATTATTGATAATGGACACGGTATGGGATTCTGCTTGGGCAATGTCATGAAGTACACCCAACGCTATGGAAAGAAAGAAGGTTACAATCGTAAGGATCTTCTGAAGGTGCTACACTATGCACTCATCGCATTACACACGCATGATTTGCAACACAGTGTTGACAAATAACTTGAAATACGGTAATATACATACAGTTACCAAATTAACTATGAAATGGAGAAACCATGAAACTATCTAAAGACACCCTCGCATTGTTCAAGAACTTTGCTGGTATTAACAGTAATCTTCTTCTCAAAGCAGGAAACCAATTGGCAACCATCTCTGCTCAAAAGAACGTCATGTCGGATGCCACCGTTGCGGAAACTTTTCCAGACTTCGGTATCTACGACTTGAATGAATTTCTTGGAGCAATGTCCTTGTTCGAGGATCCTGAACTAGAGTTTGCTGACAAATATGTCACGATCTCTGAAGGTGGAAATTCGATCAAGTATTTTGCAGCAGACGCATCTGTTCTGACTGCTCCCCAAAAGGCAATCACATTCCCTGACTCGGATATTGATTTCACCATGACAGCAGCAATGCTAAACATGATTCACAAGACTGCTTCTGTTCTGCGTGCAGCAGACGTATCAGTGGTTGGTGATGGAACCAATATGATTATCCAAGTTGGCGATAAGAAGAATGCCACTGGTAACTCATACAGTAATACTGTAGGTGCTACCGACAAGACTTTCCGTGTTAATCTGAAAGTCGAAAATCTAAAGATGCTTCCTGGAGATTATCAGGTGAGTGTATCTTCTAAGAAGATCTCTCGCTTCCAGTCTGCATCTAGCGATCTCGTGTATTATGTGGCAGTGGAAGCAGACTCTACGTTTGACTTCTAAGTTGCACTCAGTCCTGAGTAGCGACTGTTGAAACTGCTCAACTTTATTATATTATGATTGGAGATTGCTAATGATTGAATCACGTGACGACCAATTTTTGTGGGTAGAGAAATACCGTCCACAAAAAATTGATGAGTGTATTCTACCTGAATCACTCAAGACGACATTCAAACAATATGTCGCACAGGGAGAACTTCCCACACTTCTACTTGCTGGTACTGCTGGTATCGGTAAAACTACCGTAGCAAAAGCACTCTGTAACGAAATCGGTGCAGAGTTTATTGTCGTGAATGGATCCGAAGAGGGTCGTTCCATTGATGTTCTACGAACTACGATAAAAGGTTTTGCTACAACTGTCTCACTAACTGACGCTAAGAAAGTTGTCATTATTGATGAGGCAGATTATATGAATGCGCAGTCGGTTCAACCTGCTCTGCGTAACTTCATTGAAGAATACAGTAACAATTGTCGTTTTATCTTCACATGTAACTACAAGAATCGTATCATTGAACCACTACACAGTCGTTGTGCTGTGATTGAATTCAAGATCGAGAACAAAGATAAACAGCAGATTGCTGCTCAGTTCTTCAAACGTGCAACTCAAGTCCTCAAGAAAGAGGAGATTGATTTTGATCCAAAGGTAATCGCTGAACTGGTTACCAAATTCTTTCCAGACTGGAGACGTGTTCTAAACGAACTTCAACGTTACTCAGTGTCTGGTAAGATCGACTCTGGTATTCTACTAAACTTGTCTGAAGAATCATTCAAGGATCTGGTAGGAAACATGAAGGAAAAGAACTTTACTGAAGTGCGTAAATGGGTTGCTAAAAACTCTGACGCAGACACTGTCGCTATTTTCAGACAGCTGTACGATACCTCATCTGAGAATCTTGAACCTGCGAGTATTCCTCAACTGGTTCTTATTCTTGCTGACTATCAATACAAAGCAGCATTCGTCGCAGACCATGAACTAAATATTATGGCTGCACTAACTGAAATCATGGCACAATGTAAATTCAAGTAATGTTAGAACTACTTCTCATTATCATCGCAAGTATCTGGATTGGTTGGAAGTGGAGAGAAATCTCTGCAATCCAGCTACACCGTAAGATGCAGGAAGAAAAGCGAGAATCTCGTATTCAAGAGTTGGCTGATAAGATCCAAGGAACTTTCATTGAAGCCACTGTTGAGCAGATTGGCGATATCTTCTACATGCATAACAAAGAAACTGGCGAATTCCTAGCACAAGGGAATACTTCGGAAGAACTTTCCGAGAATCTGCGTAGTAGGTTTCCTGATAAGAGATTTGTTATGGAAAAGAAAGATTTGAATTCGATAGGAATATATCATGAGTAAGAAATCTCCGTTTGATTTTTTGAACGCTATCAATATGACTAAAGCAAACTTAATGGCTGAAGACGA